CTTTCTTTTCCTCTTCTTCTTTCTCCTTCTTTTCTTTTTTCAATCTTTTAATTTCATCATCCCAATATTTTAATTCAAGTTTTAAAGTATCTAATATTCTAATATATTCTTGTGATTTTAAAAAATTATCATATCCTAATTTATTAATACCTTCATTTGTAAAATGATCTATGCGTTTTTTTACTCCGTGATATGCTAATCTAGCTAAATCATATTCACTATTAACTGGAACAGTTTTTTTAACAATTGGTTTTTTTACATAATCAAATGCACTTATAGATTTTCCTTTTACTGTTTCAATAACATTAGTATATAAACCTTTAACTTTTTCAAAAAAGGTTTGTTTTTTAGCAGATAAATTATCTTCTAATACTTTTATTTCTTCTTTCATTTTCTTTTGTTTTTTTAAATTCTTTTCACTTTCAACTAATTCTTTTTTAATTTCAATTTCTTTTTCGATTTCTTTTTTCATTTCTTTTTCAAGTTTTTTTTCAAGTTCTTTTATATTAGTTTTTTCATATTCTTTTTCAATTTTTGTTTGTAACATTTGAATCTCTTTTTGTATTGTTTTTTTATTTTTCACATCTTTTTCAATTTCAAGTAATTCTTTTTTATCTTCAATTTCTTTTTCAATTTCTCTACCTTGAAGAACATTATCAGCTTCTGTGCCAATAATCTTATCTTCAGATAATAGATTAGCAATGTTAGCAAATGCTTTTATGATCTTAGGATTATCTCCTAATCTGCTACCATCTTTTAATTGAGTATCTAGAAGTTCTGGTTCTAAATATGTTTGAGCAACTGCTGATGCTTTTCTTAAGTTCTCATCATAGGATTTACCCCATTCTGATCTTAACATATTAGCAGCTTCAGCTTGTGCTGATTCCATATTTACTGACATTTCTTTTGCAGAGCCTTCTAGAGTTTGTTTATAAAACTCTAATATGCCTTGAGCTTGTTTATTATTTAAACCTAGCTTGTGAGCATTTTGTGCAAAACCTTTGATGATATTTTCATCAACAGGAGCAACATCAGTTTTTAATTCTAAAGTATATTTATCAGGCGACTCTGGTCTTCCTAATTTATTATACACTTCATTCCACTGTTCATCTGTTGCAGATTTTCCTGGTAGAGGAATCTTATCTGTTCCAATCATAGATACTGCATTGATGTAGCTTTTAGCTAGTGCATCTAATTCAGTAAACTTTTCTATGTTTGGATTTTTTCTGTATTCCTCAGAGATTGCTTCTTTCCAAGTCTTACCAGATACAGGTTGTGTTTGTTGTTGTGTTGAACTTAGTATTGGTTGTGCTGTTGCAGTTGTTGTCTGATCAGTTGCAACAGGCTGAGTTCCCTCAGTTGTCTGTATTTCTGACATTTTATTTTCCTTTTAGTTTATCATTGAGCAGCATGTTTTTAATAAATAGAAGAACGCTGCGTTGTCCCTCCATATATGCACTTTCATGGCTATCACCTCTAACATTGGTGGTAGTATTATAGTGGCATCTCTTTTCTAAATCTTCCATGACTTGTTTGCCATGATCAGATTCAAAAACTATTTTATATACTTCTTTTAATTTATTTATTTGTTCTTCCATTTATTTTCCTTTCAGTTGTTATTCTTGTGGTGCAACTAGTGCTCTAGCCTCCTCAGGTAACGCTTTAGCTAAAGGTGCTACAGCTCCACCAGCTTGTGCAATTTGTTGCATTTGTTGCATTTGCATTGCTTGATCTTGTTGTTGTTGTTTCTGTTGTCTAATTGCATTCACTTCTGCTTTAGAGTTTAATACCTTAGCAGGAACTCCAACAATGTCAGCTAAATGTTTAACAAGGTTATCAATATTCACATGATCAAATACTGGAGCAATGTTTGATAATGATCCAAATATTTCTATAGCTCTCATAATAGATTGTAACTCAGAAGCTCTTTGTGCTTTAGCAAGTGGAGATACATATTCAATTTGTATATCTTGACCAGCTAAGAAATCTGGTGCTGGTTTAAATAATTTCTTTCTAAGTAGAATAGCAAATGTTCTATCAATCAGTGGTCTTAGTAATTCTGATTGTAGTCTTCCTAATACTGGACCAAGTAATCTCATCTTCTCTTCGTTACGTTGCACAACTTCTGTTGCAGTCATTTGTGGACCATTCTGCATCATTAATTGATTTACATAGAACGCATCTCTAATAGCATTTCTTCTTTGCTCTTCCATGTTTAAACCTAATGGATTATTTGCACCAATGTTTAATGGTTCAATTCTATCTCTAGTTCCAGCTCTATAAAAATTTAATCCACCTGGTACTGTTCTAACTGGTAATATAAATCCATCATCAGGAACTAATAGTGGAGGATCAACTTGTTTCTGTGCAGCTTTAATAGTTGTCTTAGACATTTCATTTAACATCTTAACATCTGGTAAAGCAGTCATAGCAGGAGATCTGCCATAGATTTCAAATGATGCTTTTAAGTAACGTGGTACAACGTATGGGAACTCATTAAATCCTGATTGAGATATTTCATGTTTAGTTTCTGGTTCAATATAGCAAGATGCAAATGGCATATTCTTGTTATCTTTTTTTCTAGGATCGTAATTTTCTCTTGGATAAACAACATGTAAGATTGTAATTTCTTCGTAAGGATCTTTCATTGCAATGCCTCTAGTTGTTTTAGAAACATTCTTTTCGCCAAACTGTTGAATACAAGCACGTGCTGTTAATTTAAATTTTCTAAATACTGTATCTACTTTTCCTTTATTGTTTTCTGAAATGTAAACTTCACCAATGTGTCTTGTTGAAAATCTAACAATGTCTTCTTCATCATCTTCAATAAACATTGCAGCAGTACCAAAGGTAATTAGATCGTGATATAATTCAAATATTTCTTGTTGGAAGTTTGATCTATTAAATGCTTCATACATTCTATCTGTTGCATCTTGTAACCATTCATTCGCTGCATCTTCATCTATTAGATCTGATTGTTTAAATTTTAATGAGAACCATGGTGTTGCAGGGTTAGTAAGCATACCATGTAAAGATGCTGATAATAATTCCACAGCATGTAGTGGAGATGAATCAAATATTAACTCAGATCGTTTATCGCCTTGTGATCTTTTTTTAGTTACATCTGCTTTTCTTGGCATCATGTAATCTGACACTTCTTGCCAATGCGATTCCCAAGTTTGACGCTGTGTTACTAATTTTCCAAATCTCTTTAAGAGATCTTTTACTAAATCTGTTTCACCCATTTAATTATCCTAAAAGAGTTGGTGTGCCTAAAGTTGCACCTTCTGATACGCCTGCAGCTCCAGTTAATATTGTTGGAGATCTACCACGTCTTCTTCTTTTAATTCCTTTAGCATCCATATCTGTTGCACTTGCCTGAGATACTTCTGCAGTTGTTGGTGCAGCCACAGGAGGTGGCGGAGTTGGAGCTGGTGCAGATGGTTTAGATTGAAAAGGATTTGGTATTGGACCACCCATATTACATTCCTAATAAAGTTTTTTTCTCAGTTGTTGCTTCTTCAACAAGTGGAGATGTTAGTATTGTGCTTGATCTACCTTTTCGTTTTCTAATAATTTCATCTTGCTCAGCTTTTATTTTTGCTTTCTCTTCAGCCGACAGTTCTGCCTTTGGCGGTTCAGGTAAAGGTTGCACTGGTGGCAACGCTGGCATTTTTGGCGATAAGAATCCCATAATTTAAATAATCCTATATTCGTTATCTGCTACACTTTGCGGTGCAGATTGTCTAGTATTTATTTCTTGGATTCCAACAGCTAGATAACGCATAGCATCACAAGCGTGTGAACTCCAATCATGTACAGGCTTAGATCTAAACATTCTGTTTTTATCTATAAACTTCCTATGGTAGTGTCTTAACGCATCTATAAGTTTTTTGCAATGGTCTGTATCAATCCAACATCTAGGTAGTAACATAGTGGTTGCATGGATACCATCTTCAAATGGAATCTTAGGAACTACTTTAAAATTAATACCTAATTGATAAGCAACCTCACGTCTTGTTTTACCATTACTAAAATCAGTAACTTCAATATCATGGGGTGCAAAATGATCTTTATAAACGTAATCTTTGCTTTGCAGCATCTGAACATAGTGGGGTAAACCTTGACCACGTTCTTCGTAGTAATCAATAATGTTTATAGCTCTTCCCATTTGTTGAAAGAATATAACTGCTGAATGATCGGATACTCCTAAATCCCAAGCTGTATTAACTGGCAATGATGGATCATAAGGAACTCTAGTTAATTGTTTATTATCTTCCATCTTAGTAACTGCATCTCCATAAACAGCACCTTCTATATTTGCAATCCAATCACATTCAAACTCTTGTAGGTATTTCTTTTCTCCCATTACTTTCTTTGCAGCTTCTAACTCTTGATCATCTACAATTTTAGTTTGAGATGCTTTTGCTTTATAGTGAAACCATTGCTTATCCCCTTGTGCGTGCTGATATAATTCATAGAAGTTATTATTTGTTCCTTGTGGTGTTCCAATAAATACGCACCAACCTTTTCTATCTGACAATGCTGGTCTAATAATTTCTGTAAATA